TCAAACCGACTTGATCCCCTTGCGCAAGAACAACACGGCCAGCCCCTCCATCAGCAGGTGACCGGCCGACTGGCCGTCGAAGCTCGGGAGGTCGACGCCGACGAGCTGGCTGATGGCAGCGAGCACCATGGCCGCGGCGACGATATAGGTCTTGAAGCCGTCGAGCAGGTTCATGTTCACGAGAAATCTCCTGAGTTGAGTGGAAAGGATGCCGGCCAAGAGCGTCGCGCGCTGGCGGGCGAGGGCGTCGCCGAGGCGACGGAAGATCGTGTCACGCATGGAAAGTCGCTCCGGTGGCATGGCCGTCGCCGTAAGCCGGGCTCAGCTGCCGCACCCGCCAGTCGAACGCTGCCGGCAGGCTGCCGAAATCGGCGATCTGGTCGGCGGCGAGGTAGCTGGCGGCGGGGCTCGCGACCTCAAGGCGGCGCACCGGGCTGCCGCCGGCGACAATCTCCACCGCGTAGCCTTCGGCGCCATCCAGTGGCACCTCGAGCACCGCCCAGTTGCCGGTGTCGGCGCGGCTGCGGCGGATCCAGCTCAGGGCAATATCTCCGCCAGCATCACGGCTGGCGCGGAGGTGCCCCGGCGGCAGCGGCAAGAGGCCATCGAGCCCGATCGCCAGTTCGAACGCCGTGCCCAGCGCATCCCCGGCCCCGGCATAGGCGCGAAGGCTCAGCGTGCCGCCCAGCCATTCCGGCGCGACGTCGATCACGCCGACGCGGGCATCGAGCAGCACGACGCGTTGCCGATGGCTGCGTTGCCCATCACCGCGTCGCTGCCGCCCAGCCCGCGCAACAGCCGCGTCAGCCGATAGGTATTGGGCGCGACGAGGCTGGCCCCGGCAAAGCCCAGCACTTCCCACTGACCCGCGTCGGTCTCCACCGCCAGCCGGTTGCCACCATCAAGCGCCGCCAGCTCCTCGATATCGGCGACATGCCCGGACGACAGCGTCACCGTCACGCCGGCATTGTCCCAGCAATGGATCGGCCCGGGTGCCAGCGCACTCGCCAGCGTGCCGAGACTCGCCGCCCGGGTGAGCCGCGCTAGCGCCGCACCGGTGCCGGCGTGCTGGATGTCGATCCGACCCGGCCAAGGCTGGGCATAGGCGGCGAGCGCCAGCCGCAGCAGTTCGGGCCGTGCCGGGTCCGGCGGCAGCAGCATTGCCACAATTTCGGGCGCCGCAGCCGGCGCCGCGACCGCACCGCCCTGCCCGCGGACCTCGCCGGCAAGGCTCACCGCCACTTCGGCCGGCAGCGTCTCGGCCTGCACCCGCCGCACCAGGCCATCGCGCAGTTCGGTGATCACCAGCGGCTCGCCGGCCTCGCCGACGGCGATGGTATCGCCGACCTCCAGCCCGGCGAATTCCGGCGGCAGTGCCAGCTCTACCGCATCGCGCGCACCCGCCCGATTGCGCAGCAGACGCTCAGCCGCCGCCCGGGCCCCGGCCGCATCCAGCACCAGCCCGCCATCGGCGGCTTCCAGCCCCATGGCCCCGGCCTTTGCCACGGTGACGCTGGCGCCGCGATAGTCGGCCATGCGGTCGGCATAACCCAGCGCCAGCGCCGTCGGCGTGCCGGTCGCATCCGGACGGCGCCGCGACAATCTCGGCGCCGCCTCGATCAGCTCCGCTTCGGACAGCGCCACCGCCACCGGCACCCTTGGCCGCACAATCTCCAGCCCGGCGACCCCGTCGCGCACGGCCAGTCCCGTCGCGTCCAGCACCGGCTCAAGCAGCGCCCGTGCCGTGGTGGGGCCATCGCTCGCCATGCCCAGCACCAGCGGCCCTGCCGCCTCCGCCGCGCCGAACGCGAAACCGGCATCGGCGGCAATCGCCCGCGCCAGCTCGTCCGCCGCCAGCCCGCCCAGCCGGCCGGTCAGCCAGTGGCCGCTCGGGTGGTTGGGCGCATCGGCCCACACCGACTGCGCAGCCGGAAACACCGGAAACGGCCGCGCATCCCAGGTCCACAGGGAAATCCGGCTCAGCGGCACCATCGGTCCGCCATAGAGTCCGGACATCGGGTTGCCCGCCCAAGCCCAATGCGCCAGATGCGCCCGCAGCACCTGCCGCTGCGCCAGCCCATCTGGACTGCCGGTGGAAAAGCGAGGCCGTCCGCCCTCGGCGCTCTTTGCATCGGGGAAGACATTCGGCTGGTTGCCGCCCTTGTCGACGGCGGCGCAGCCCAGCTCGGTAAGCCAGATCGGCTTGCTCTCCGGCACCCAACCGGTCGGGCTCGGCGCCCGCACCCCGCCGATCCGCTGGTGATGCGCACGGCTCCACCAGCCGGCAAAGTCCTTCGCCCGCCACACCCAGGGCTCGCCATAAGCACCATCGGCGATCAGGGTCCGCAGCCCCGCCAGCCTGTCGGCCTCCGAGGCATAGTACCAGTCGAAGTCCTCGCCACCGGCGATATTGGCGCCGAGATAGCCGAGGTCATGCGGCCCGCCCGCCGCCGCATCCGGCTGCGTCTCGTCGTCCCGCCAGTCGCTGACCGGCAGGTAATTGTCGATGCCCACCGCGTCGATATTGCCATCGGCCCAGAGCGGGTCGAGCGGGAACAGCAGGTCGCCCGGCGCCTCCGGCACCTGCCAGCCACCATATTCCGACCAGTCGGCCGCATAGGTCAGCGCCACGCCCGGCCCGGCAATCGCCCGCGCCTCCGCCGCCAGCGTGCGCAGCGCCGCAACGAACGGAAAGTCCCCCGCCCCATCGCGCAGCCGCGTCAGCCCGCGCAACTCCGAGCCGATCACCAGCGCATCGGCGCCGGCCTGTGCCGCCAGTGCCGCATAGTGGCGCACAAACCGGCGATAGCCCCAGTCACTGGCACCGCCGACAAAAGCCGCCACCTGCGTCGCCGCTGCGCCGGTGCCGTCGACCGTCCCGACTTCGCCCGGCGCCGGTGAACAACTGATCCGCCCGCGCCAGGGATAGGCCGGCTGGCCCATCGGATTGCCCGCGGCGATATCCATCAGCAGCATCGGATAAAGCGTCACCGCCAGCCCGCGCGCCTTCAGATCGGCAATCGCCGCCCGCACCGACGCATCCGACGGCGTGCCGCCATAGGCGGGGCCGCCGTCATGGCTCGACACCACCCCCGCCGCGCCACGCGACAGGCCCGCGACCGACCAGCTCGTCCCGCGCACTGTCCGGCTCGCCGCCTCGACCTTCGGTTCCACCCGGCAATCACCGCAGCGGAGGTCCGAGCCGAACCAGGCCACCACCAGCCCGACATGTTCGAGTTGGGGGCAGAGTTCGGTCAGCTCGTCGAGCGACAGCGACCAGTTCGAGCGCCGCGGCGACAGATGCGCATTCTCGTTGCCGGTCTCGCCGGGCCGCACCAGTCGCACCCGCGGTTCGGGATCGTAGCCGAACTCGGTCGCCCCGGGGATCACCGTCACCGAGCGCATCGCCGGCTCCAGCTCCCCCACCACGCGGCAGAGTTCCACCGTGATGTTGGGAATACGATTGCCGAACGCGGTCAGCGGCAATTGCTCGAACACCAGATAGCAGAGCCCGCGATAGGCCGGGGCCGTGCCCTGCACGGCGGCGATCAGCGGATCGGCGAGTTGCGTCTCGCTGCCCCGGTAGAACCGCAGCGACAGCCCCTCGGTCTCGAGCACCTGCCCATCGGCCCAGATCCGGCCCAGCCGCGCCACCTCGCCTTCGCAGAGCCCGAGCGCGAAGCTCACCACGATGGTGTCTTCTTCCTCGGTCTGGCTCGTCCCCTTGCCGCCCTGGCTCTCGCCGGCCAGCCGCTCCAGTTCCGTGGCCCAGATGATGTTGCCGGCCAACCGGCTCCAGCCATAAAGCCGCGCCATGCCGGCGCCCTCGCTCGAGCCCTGCAGCCGGATATCGGCGCCAACGGACTTGGCCGGCTTCTCGGCGAACAGCGCCGCGTCGATGGCGCTGCCGGCCAGCGCCCCGAGCGCGCGTCCGACCGTCGCGCCGAACGGGCCCGCGACGAGGCCGCCGATGGCATGCCCGGCCAGCGAAAGTGCAAGTGTAGCCATGAGTTATGTCAATCCTCGAAGGGAAAGCTCCAGGCGCCGGCAATGCGCCGCTGCCAGGCCGGCGTCAGCGGCGCCTCGACGACGCCGAGCCGTTCCTGCGCATGAACGATCCGGTCACTGGCGACCGCGATGGCGCAGTGGCGCGGCCACGGCGCGCCATGCAGCCGGAACAGCAGGATGCGGCCCGGGCGCACTGACAGGTCCGCCGCAACCAGATGCCGCTCGGCCAGCGCACTCAGCGCTTCGACATGGCCCCAGTCGCGCCAGTCCGGCCGATAGGGTGGCAGCACCGGCAGTTTGCCGCCACCGAGCTCCGCCCAAAGCCCGCGCACCAGCCCGAGACAATCGCAGCCGACGCCACGCAGCGCTGCGGCATGGCGATAGGGCGTGCCGATCCAGCCGCGCGCCGCCTCGGCGATCTGTGCCGGGCTCAATCGACCAGCTTCCTGCCGTCCAGCGCGTCGCCGGCCCGCGGATAGCGCAAGACGAAGTCATTGCCGGGGATGTGCGGAAACCCGCGAAAATTCTCGGCATTGCCAAAGCGCGCCTTGCAGGTCGTGAAGCGCCGGTCGCAGCCGGCCGTCAGCACCAGCGCATCGCCGGCCGCGACCCAGTCGCCCACCGCCACGCCAAAACCCAACACGTCGACGCCGCCCAGCCGCTCATGCGTCAGCACCCGGTCGCGCAAGCCGTCGCGCTTGCCCGAAGTAAACGCCGCAATCCCCTGCGCGAACCAGCCGGCCTCATAGCCCTCGATCCCGTCCACCGCGACGCGAAACCGGTCGCGCGCACCCAGCACTTCCGCCACCGCCCGGAACGCCGGTACATCGAGATCGACGCCGCAGCGCGCGTCGCCCAGTTCGGCATCGCAATGTGCCTGATAGATCCGGCCGCTCACCCGGTTCAGCGCATGCTGGCCCGAGCGCAGTTCCGCCCGATAGACCCCGTCCTCGCGGACGATCTCGCCGATGGTGGTCCGGCTCAGCAGCAGCCGCTGGTCAAGGTCACGCCAGTTCACCAGCCAGGTCTCGACTTCGGCCCCGTCGAAGCGGCCGAGCAGAATGTCCTCCTCGGCAATCGCGTCCGAACGCAACACCCCCAGCACCTCGCTGGTGTCGGTCTGCGCCCCGAGCTTGGCCGTCGCCTCGCCGCCATCGAGGCCCGTCGCCGGCACGAAGTCGGTGCCATCGAAGTGCAGCGCCCTGTCGTGGTCGGTGAAACCCAGCGTCACGCCGTCGCTGCGCGTCAGCCGCCAGCAGGTGGCAAGCGTCGTCGCCCGGCTGTCGAGATGCGCCTGCAGGTCGGGATCGATCGTCCTCACGCCCGCACCTCGACCACCGGGATCACCGGCGCCTCGGCCGCGTCGAAACTGGTCAGTTCCACCTCCAGCCGATCGATGTCGAAGCGCACTGGCACGTCGAACAGGAACCCGGCGGTCACCACTACGCCCGCGCCGGGCGCCACCGCAAAGTTCACCGTCCCGAGTTCCAGGGTGAAAGCCCCTGTCTCGCTCCCGTCCAGCGCCACCCGCAGGCTCGCCGCCACCGGATGGGTGATCGTCCTCACAAACGGGTCGAATCCCGCCCCGTAACGCTTTGTTAAGGCAAAGCTCGTCGTCACCCCGTCGCCGGCGCCGAGCCCCTGGTCCAGCGGCGTCGGGGTCGCGGTACCGTTCGAGGAAAAGTCCAGCGCGTCGCGCCACAGGAAGCTGTGGAACCGCCCGCGCCGCTCCTCGAAAAACTCCAGTACCGCCAGCATGTCGGCCCGCGATTTGACGCCATAGCCGGCATTGTAGCGGCGGCGCGACCCGGCCCAGCGGCTGTTGCGCGCCTCGTGTCCGCTCGCCAGCGTCACGAGGTCCGTCGCCCATTCCGGCCCGCCCCGAGCGCCCAGCGCCACATCGAGCGGAAAGCGGACGTCATGAAAAGCCATGATGATTTCCCCTAGCTCGCCCGGCTGCCGCGGCGCACCGCGCGCAGCAGCATGGCGCCGAGTTCGGCCTCGCTCGCCGCAAAGCTCCGGGCATCGGTGGCTGTGACATTCATCGTCACCTGCACCGCCCCCTGCCCGCCGCCACCGACGCCCAGCCGCCCGTCCGGTCCGCGTCGGAGCGGCAGGATCGCCTCGGCCCCCGCCTCGCCAGCCACACCCAGCCCGCCCGACATCGGGAAATAGCTCGGGCTCGCCACCACGCCGCCCTTGGCGAAGGGCGTCACCCCGCCCAGCGCCGGATTGGTGGCGGTGAACAGGCTCTCGATCGCCCCCGACACCAGCGTCCCCAGCGGCTTGAACGCCGCCTTCAGCGCGATATCGGCAAAGCTCGCGGCCACCTCGCCGAGGACGCTTTTCAGCGAGCGCCCATCGGTCACCGCGCCGCGCAGTGCCCGGCTCAACGAGCGCCCGACGCCGTCGGCCAGATCGCCGATGCGGTCGAGTTCCACGGCAACATCGCTCAGCTCGGCATTGAGTTGATCGGCAAACGGATCAGCCATTCATCTCTCCATCGGGAAACCGCGCCATCAGGTCATCGAGCCGCTGCCGGTCCGGCGGCCCGGCCCGGGCCGGCCCGTTCGGGGTCAGTGCCGCCGCCAGTTCGCGCGGCGTCAGCCCCCAGAATTCGCGGGACGACAGCCGCATCACGCCGAAGCCCAGCCGCATCGCCTCAGCCCAGGGAAAGGCGTTCATGCCGTTTCCCCGAAGGTGGCACGCAGCAGCCGCGCCGCGATCTCGGCGGCGCCCTTCAGCCCGCCCTCGATGCTCATCCGCGCGAGGTCATCGTCGCTGATGGCATTGCCGCCCCCGCGCAGCCCGGCGCCGATGATCGCCGTCAGGTCCCGCGCGGACACCCGCCCGGCGGCAAAGCGCTCGGCCAGCCCATTGAGGTCCCCGGCCCCGAGCCGCGCCTCCAGCTCCGCCAGCGCCCCCAGCGTCAGGCACAACACCCGCTCCTCGCCCTCGATCTGTGCGGCAATCTCACCGCGATGTGGGTTGACCATTTCTGCTCCCGTTTGGTTGAAGTGGCCCCTCATCCGGCGCTGCGCGCCACCTTCTCCCCCAAGGGGCGAAGGGTCCCGACTGCCAATCCTGTGGTCGTCGCGGCGGTTGCTGTCGTCGCCTTCTCCCCCTGGGGGAGAAGGTGCCCGAAGGGCGGATGAGGGGTCCTCTTGTCTGCCTGACCTACGCCGCCGCGAACCTCAATTGCCCGGCACTCTCCAGCGCCAGCTCGAACGTCACCTCGCCGTCGTGGCTGCCGGAAAACTCCAGCGCCACGATCTGGAACGGGCCCTCGATGGTGCCGAAATCGGGCAGCACCAGCTGCCAGTTGCGGATGGTCCCGGCAAAGAACAGCGCCCGGATCTCGGCGTCCGAGGCCTGGTCCTTGAAGATGCCGCTGCCCGCCACCGCGGCGCGCTTGATGCCGCCGCCGGCCAGCAATTCGCGCCAGCGCCCGGCGCTCTCGGCATCGGTCACATCGATCGCTGCGGCGTTGAGCGACAGGCTGCGCGTGCGCAGGCCCGCCACCGTCACGAAACTGCCCGATCCGCTCTGATCAAGCTTCAGCAGCATGTCGCGGCCACTCTGGGCTGCCATGGATTACCTCGTCAGTTGGGTTCGGAGAAAAACCGCACCACCACGGCGGCGCGAGCGTTGCCCGTCGCCAGCTCGATCATGGTTTCGGTGCGTTCGTGCCGGCGATGCGTCACCCTGAGGCCCGCCTCGGACTCGGCGGCCAGCGCCACCGCCAGCACGCGCTCGGCAATCGCCAGCGCCGCCTTGCGGCTCGGCTCCGCCGCCCAGACATTGAGGAAGACACGGTGCTCGAAGCCCGGCGCCAGGTCGCCATCGCGCGGCGCGACGTCGTGGCGCTGGATCGCGACATAAGGCGGGCTCGCGCCCCGAGGCGGCGCATCGAACACCGCCGTTCCGACCAGCGCCGACAGCGCCATGTCGGCCCTCAGCGCCGCGACCAGCCCGGCCTGCAGCAGAACGATAGGGTGGGTCATCAGCCGATAAATCCGGTTTCGGTACAGGTGCAGCTCAGCCAGGTGCGGCGCCCGTCGAGGTCCGATGCCCCGAGCACTTCCAGCAACCGCCCGCGCCAGACGAAGCGGTCGCCGGGCTGCACATCGGTGCGAAACCGCACGACCACCGAATGGCTCACGGCAAAGCCGCGCCCATCGCCCGCCGTCTGCGGCCGCGTCGTCAGCGCCCGCACCCCGGCCCAGAGCGAGGTGATCGGCACATAGAGCGCGCCATGCCCGCCCTCGTCTTCGGCGAGACTCTGGCGCGATTGCAGCGCCACCCGATCGGTCAGGCTGCCGATCTGCGGGGCCGCGACCGTCACAGCCGCACCTCGCGCCAGGGCGCAATCAGCCGGTCGAAGCCGAACGGGATCACCGCCCCCGACCCGGCGATCACTACCGCGTCGCGATGCTCGAACCAGTGCGCCACCAAGACCAACAGCGCCTGCTTCAGCTCCTGCGGCACGTCCGCCGCCGCACCGAACCCCGCGACATAGTCGATCTCGATGCCGAAGCGCTGCCGCAGCGCCGGCATGCCGGCGACGGCGTTTGGCAGCAGCAGCCGTACCGGCCCGTCGCCGGGCACGACAACAAACTGCTCGAGCCCCAGCGTATGGCCGTCACCGTCCTCGTCGAAGGCGCGAATTTCACTGAGTTCGCTCAACGGCGCCACCGGCAGCCGCACCTCGCCGCCCGCCGGCCAGGCATCGAGCACCAGCCGCCAGCTCTGCGTCAGCAGCGCCCGGCCGGTGACACTTTCGAGATGCAGCCGCGCCGCGGTGATCAGCGTCGCAAGCAAGGCATCCTCGTCGGCACCGTCGACCTTCTCCCAGGCCTTCGCCTCGGCAAGCGTCACCGGCTCCTCCGCGGGCCCCGCGAGAAGATAGGAAATCATTGGGATGTTCCTTGGAGTTGTTGTCCGAGGTCGGATTTGGCCACAACGCCTTCTCCCCTTGCGGGAGAAGGTGCCCAAAGGGCGGATGAGGGGTCTGTCTCGGCGACTGGCCGGACTAAGTTGCGCGCTGCTTACCCAACCTCGGGGAAGCGAACCCCTCATCCGGCGCTGCGCGCCACCTTCTCCCCCAAGGGGAGAAGGGTCCCGTGGGGCAACATGGCGCCACCTCGCCTTCTCCCCTTGGGGGAGAAGGTGGCCAACGGCCGGATGAGGGGTCGTGAAGCCACCGACCCAAGGGCCATCAGCCCGAGTCGAATGGCGTGGCGGGGCGAGCACCGGAGCGCAGCGTACTTTTGGTACGTGAGCACCGGCGCGCAGACCCGCCGCGTCAGGCGACCGGGATCACGGCCCGGGCGATCAGCTCGTGCCGAACTTCAGCAGCTTGATCGCATCGAAATCCTGCACCCCGCCGCCGACGCGCTTGGTGGTGTAGAACAGCACATAGGGCTTGGCACTGTAGGGGTCGCGCAGCACGTTCACCCCCATGCGGTCCACCACCAGATAGCCGCGGCGGAAGTCGCCGAAGGCAATCGGCGTGGTGTTGGCGCCGATATCGGGCATGTCCTCGGCCTCGACGAGGTCGAAGCCCATCAGCGTCGCCCGCGCCGTCGGGGCGGTGCCCGGCTGCCACAGGTAATTGCCGTCGCCGTCCTTCAGCTTCCGCACCGCGGCCTGGGTCTTGCGGTTCATCACCCAGCTGGCGTTCTGGCGATAGCCGGCCTTCAGCGCATAGACGAGGTCGACGAGGATGTCGGCCTCCTCGCTCGCCGGCCAGCCGCCCGACACACCGGTCGCGAGATAGCCGAGGCTGTCCCAGGCCCAGCTCGCTTCCGCCACCTTGGCTTCGGCGAGAAAGCCTTTCGGCTTATTCGTGCCATTGCCCGAAACGAAAGCCGCCGTCTCCTGCTCGGCGAAGGCGGCATTCACCTCGTCGGCGATCCACTGGCCCACATCCACCGCCGCATCGTCGAGAAAGGCCGAAGTCGCGGCCGGCATGGCGTAGAGTTCAGCCGTGGGGAAATCCAGCTGGTCGATGGTCTGGCTGTTGGTCTGCGGCCGCGCCGCGGTCTCGGCCACCCAGCCCACCGCCGGCCCGGTCAGGGTCACGGGCTTCCGATACACCGTCGAGGACACGTTGCGCACCGTCGCAATCGCCCGGATCGGCGAGGTCGCCGTCAGCCGGCGGGTGATCTCGGTCTCGGTTTCCGCCGGCACCAGATACCCGCCATCGGGGTTCGAGCCGATCGACAGCGCCTTTTCCTCGCCGCGCTTCACATAGGCGGAAAACGCCTCCTTGTACTCATCCGCTGCGACAGGGCTGCCCGCATCCAGCGCCGGGCGGGCCCGCTCGAGGCTGACGCGATCAAGCGCCGCCTTGGCGCCGTCCAGCGTGGCGTTGAGCCGGCCGAGCTTTTCCTCGGTCAGCGCATCGGTGCCGCCACGCTTTTCGAGCTGCTTCAGCCGCTCGTCGTTCGTCTGCTTGAACTGTTCGAACGCGCCCATGAACTGGTCGAACAGCGTCGGCAGGTCGCCGCCGCCGTCCGCCTTGAATTCGAGGCGCTCGGTCGCATTGTCGGTCATTGCTGGTCCTTCAGCGGTTGATAAGGGAAATGGCGGCGCCTAACGCCTGCCTGAGGTTGGCGGCGGGCGCGATCCGCGCCTCGGCCAGCATGGGAAAGGTGACGATCGAGATCTCCCACAGGTCGAGCTGCCACAGCCGGCGCTCGCCGGAGCGCGCCTCGCGCGTCGCCCTGATGGTGCGAAAGCCGATCGACAGCCCGTCGATGGCGCGCCGCTCGATCAGCCGGCGCAGCGCGTCGGCCCGGGGCACGCCCGGCACCAGCCGACCTTCGACCCAGAGCCCGAAACCGTCTTCGGCGACGCGCTCCCAGAGGCCGACCGGCTCCTTGGGGTCGTGCTGGAACAGCATGCGCAACCGCCCGGCCCCGCGCTTCCCGAGACTCGCCGCGAAGGCGCCCGGCATCACCACGTCGCCGGCATCGTCGCGCGCGCCGAACACGCTGGCATAGCCGGCAAACCGCCCTTCGGCATCGATGGGGATCGCCTGCAT